CAAGCACACCGAGAAGTCTAAGCGCCCGTTCGATTTGTTGGCCAGCGGTGTACGTTGTCATTTTTAAACCTCAGCAGTGGTTTTTCTACGGCGTTTAACTTCCAGCACGTTCACAGGAGCCGCTTCTTCAGTTTCAGAAGGCGTGTCTGGATTATAGCGAGTCCAGCCATTTCGTTCATCCATTTCAACCTCAGACTCCATTGTTGCAATCTTTGCGCCGTGGATGGGGTGTGTCAATGTAATGTTCATAATTTAAGAATGGGGGTGATTAGCCCCCATTTGGTTTACAGAACGTGGAGTACAGCAAAGTTGATTACAAAAGCCTCAGACAGCGAACCGCCAGAAAGGTTGCGAATTGTGATTACGCAACTTCCTGTGGTTTTGCTAGAAATCCAGCAGTTGTAAGCACCAGCGGTAGCGCCAGAAGACACGCTTAAAATAATAACGTCTTTTGCGCTGATTGTGCTGTTGTTCAAAGTGAACGAAACATTTGTAATGTTTGCCAAAGAGGCGCCGTTTAGTGTGATCTGACCAGCAGACTTGTTCAGCGTGACCGCTGTGGACTTGTCTGTCAATTGAGTCACTGTGCCGCTTGCTTCTGCGGTATAGCCCAACTCGCCACCAGCCAGTACAAAGTTAGACCCAATGATGTCTTGGTCTTCAAAAGCAACACCAATTGGTTTGGTATTAGAGGTCATAATTGTTCCTTTAAAAATGAGGGCCGAAGCCCCCATTGTTTACTTCAAGAAGGCCGAGTAGGCAGCGTCACCGGTACGCACAAAACGGTATGTATGTGCGCCGAAACGTGGAACAGTCACAGAACCGAAGATCGTGATACCAGTGCCTGTGGTGACAGGAACAGTAGACGAAGCGCCGGTGTTGTTGTTGTTGCAGATAGTCAACTCAAAAGCAGAGCCAACTTTTGCGCTAGGAACGGCTGCATCGAGCAACGCTGCTGTGGGCAGAGTCACGGTCAATGTAGCATCGCTGCCTTTGTTGCAAACAACCAAACCAACAACCACTTGATCAGCGGTCAACGTGGTGTCGCCAGTCAAGGTTGTGGGAATAGTTTGAACCGTCAGTTGTGCTTCTGTCAGGTTGCCGTCACCAATTTGATAACCGCCTGCGCCATTAGGTAATGCCATGATAATTTCCTTTCAATGTTAATAACAGAGATAGGGGCCGAAGCCCCAATCAATTAGCCCCAGATACGGCAGCCCATTTGTGGGCGGATCGTGTTGAAGCCGTACAAAACGTCAATACGGCAAGGCATACGGTCATTGTTGATGTCGTACTGGCGCACGACACGCAAAGAGATACCGTTGTGGACTGCGCGAGCAGCCATGTCAACACCTTGTGGCAACAGCAAGTCAGCAGTTGCGAAGGTGATGGCGTCCTTGTGATAGACCAAGTTCTGTGCGTACTGGCTAGAAGCAGCGCCTACGAACACGACAGCAGCACCGGAAGCAGGGAAGCTGTCCACGGTAGCCAAAGCATTGGCGGCGGTGTAGATAGGAGCAACGTTCACGACGATTGCAGTGCCGCTGGCAGTGGCGTCAGCCAAAGCAACGAACTGGAACAACGAACCAGTGGATTCACGGGTCTGTGGGTTCACAGCGAAGCAACCAGCAACAGTGAACACGTCACCGGCTTTAACTGTCAGGCCAGAGCCGATAGTCAAAGCAATGCTAGAAGCACCTTGAGAAGTCACAGTGGTGGTCACAGAGTTGCCGGTGGCAACGCGCGAACCAGTTGTGTGTTGCTTGATAGACTGAGACATGTTGATCTCGTCAAAGCCCAACACGCCAGTGCCCATCATGCCGTTCTTGAATTGCTTGCTGATAGTGTCTGTAGGATTGAACAGACCTTTCATGCCTTCAACCAAGCCAGCGTTAGCAGCAGGGTTCACGGTAGCGTAACGTGGGGACATCACAGCTGCGTTCTCGTTCAGCTTCTGCTGGGCTTGGAGCAAGACCAAAGAAGTAGAAGGAGTTGTGCCAGGTGTGCCAACGGTGTTACCGATGGTTTTGTACGCATTGGCCACGTCTGCATCAATAGAAGATGCCAACTGGCTGATACGAGGCTTCAACACACGCTCAGCGAAGTCATCCAATTGCATGGTCAATTCAGCAGATGTGAAGTTGACACCGATGTGCTTTTGGCTGGCAACGGTCAAAGTGGTGAACTGCTCGTTGTCGTCTTGCACTTGCAAGGCGGCGCCGTCAGTTACCAAAGCGCGGTCAGGTAAACGGATACGGAGGGTAGAACCGATCTTAGCACCTTCAACAGCGAAGCTGTCGTCGTACTGGCGGTTCACGTTACGGGTAAGCACAAGGTTGTTCTCGAGGATTTCGAGAGCTTTTCTTGTGATCATATCAATCGTCAGAATACTGTTTGACATTTCAAAAGTCCTTTAAAAAAATTAGCGGTTCTGTGCTTGTAGCTTCTTAATCTGTCTTGCACGTTCAGCTTCAATCCACTGCGAGGCCGTCATGCTCTTGATAGAGCGAGGGTCTGTAGTGTCCAAAGTTGCGGCTCCAGCGGAGCGTGCAGTGACAGGAGAAATCGGCGCGGGCGCAGATGTTGTTTTCTTGATCGGGGGCGCTGACGCCAATTTGGCTTCAATTTTCCCAATCTCTTTCGCCTGACCGAGTGGCGTCATGCGTGAGATGCGATCTGCTTCTTTTGGATTTGAGCCAAGGTAGTACGCTAACTCAGGCCCAATGTCCGAAGACTGGATCGTTTCAGCCATCACGTTTGTGATCGGTAGCTTGGGGTTGTAGGCGACTTGTTCAAAGTCATCATACTTGTCCCGCGCTGCTTCTTCACGCTCTTGATAGCTTTCGAGAACGGCTGATTGCTGCTTGGCTGCTTCACGTTTGGCCAATAGTTCTTCAGCTTTCTGATAGGCCATTGCTTCCGCATAGGCTTCAGGGCTTTCAAACTGATCAACGGACGCAGTTGGTGCAGCTTTCACGATTTGCGATTCCGCAGACCGATTTGCTTGCTCTCTTTCCCACTTACGTTGCTCTCTTGCGAGGCGTTTGCCGATCATCGCATCAATTTCAGCCTGAGAGTACTTCTTTTCCTCTGTGGCTTGTTCGACTTGGTTCTCAGCGACTTCCGGCGTACTTTCAGCAACTTCAGGTGTGGCCGTCACATCCGTGGTTGGCGCGGAGTCTACTTCCGCTAGGGCTTGGACTTCTTCAGTCATGTTTTCTGAATCCTAAGATTCCTCGGTCTACTGGGCCGATACAGTTGTTTTAATCTTACACCAGATTACTCTGGTTATGCAACCGATGATTGGTACGCAGCAATTACATCCGCAGTATGAACAGCAGCGCATACTGCTTTTACTTGAGCATCTTCGCTAGAGTAATCAGCACCTGGAACAATAGAGCGATGTGTAAAAGAACTGGAGTTACCTTCGGTAACTACCGAACGCACTTGAACTACGCCATTTTCCAAAACTTCAATTAATTTTTCAAGCATGATGGTTTCCTAGTTAGCAATCTGAAGCGCCAGCAAATGCAGGCAGAGTTTTTGCAAAAGCGTAAGCCTGAGCAAATGGGTTTGCACCTTCAAGGTCAAAAGCAAAAGAACCAATCACGTTCTCGATCATGGGCTTGTCTTGTGCGACTTGAACGCTGATCTTTGCGGTGGCGTGGGTTTTTGTGCCGCAGTCCACTGCGTAGACGCGAATGTAAGCATCTCTTAGTTCAATGCCTTGCGAGGTGGTGAAGTCTTTTTTAATTGCCATGATTTGCTCCTTATGCAATTTCAAATGATGCGGTAAACTGAACATTGGTATCAGAAACGGTCATGCCGTAAATAGCTAAACGGTCAACAAAATACCAACCATTCATGTAGGTCATTCCAGCATTACTTGCACGGGCTACGCCTCGCATCATATTTGCATTTGGCCCTGTGCTTGCTGCTGGCCAATTCCCACTGAACGGCATCGACACATACATTGTGCTGTTTAACGCAGAACCCGAAAATTCAAAGTAACCTTGGACAATGCAAGTTTTTCCAGCAATTCTTTTGTACTTTACTGAACTGTTACTGATTGCAACAGTTGTCGTTCCATCGTTTGAATAAACAACTGGCGTGTAGCTAGCCCATTCGTAATCGCTGAATATGCCATTTTGACTTTCACTCCACCCACTAGCAATGCTGAGATTGCTTACAAATGTATTCCCAACAATGTTTTGCCCAACAGTTGTATCCGTAATCTTAATAGCAGGGCCGTTGTTGTTATAGAACACGTTGCTCGAAATGGTGTTGTAATTACCTTTAGCAATTAGCAATCCGCACGCTTGGTTGCTGTGAATGTAAGCGCCTGTGATGGTGACATACTGAGAAACGTCTTCCAATGCAATACCAGAGTTGCTTCCAACAAAAGTTGATGCAGAACCCCAATATGCGCCGCCGTTAACAACCAAGCCAAAGCTATTTTGAGCGTAAAGGCCAGTTTCTCCGTTGTTGTACGCAATACAGTTATTGAATGTAACTGAGGCCAAACCTTGAGCTGTATTTGGCTCGTAATAAAACCCTGATCGCTTGTTATCGTAAGAAATGCAGTTTGTAAACGTGATGTTTTTGCCACGATATTCAATAATGAATCCGCAACCAAAATCGGATGTGCGGCCATGCGCTGTACATCCATCCACAATTAGATCGTTGACGTAGTAAAAATCAAAACCTTGCGATGGCGCTGGAGCCATGTAGCAGTTCTTAATAATGCAACCCGTTGAATATGGATTGGATGAAAGAGCACCAACTGAAGTCAGGTTGCAGTTAGCACCGCCTAAAAATTGGCAATCGCTTATATTCAATCGTGTGACGCTGTAACCAATCAATGCGCCGGGGTATGCGCTAGTTGCGTTGTCGCCATCAAAAATTACATTTTGAATGTAGCAATCATCTGCATAAGTAATTTCAACCAATTGACGCTGATTTGCGTATGTGCCGTTGGTACGCTTGATTGTTAGATCACGCAATATCAAATTTTCTTTATGTGATACTGAAGTGCCTTCCAAAATTGCAACAGGATTTGCACCGTTACCCAAAATAATAGCGTCAGGGCCGCTGCCACAAACAATGGCATTTTGAGGCAAAGTTAGGATCGTGTTGCTAATGTAGTAAGTACCGTCAGGAAAATACACTGACTTACCGCTGTCAAACGCAAGTTGAATGGCAACGGCATCATTTGTCGTGCCATCGCCCACTGCCCCATAATCCCGCACGTTGGCAAACGCGCCAGTGATCATAGAATATGAAACTTTGGTCAAGCTCATACTTATCCAATCCGCACACAAGTAACTGTGAGACTACCGCCAGCAGATGTGGTAGTAACAGTTGACCTGACAATAGTATCTGAACCATTATTTGTTACGGCTATAGTCACGTTTGTAGTTGTTGCTGAAAAATCAGTATTCAGGGATGTTACGGTTGCCGAACCAGCTCCACTTGATTGTTTTGAAATAATACTTGACCGCACACCATCGTTTCCACTACCAACAACATATTTAGCAGTCACTAAAAAAGAAGAATTTTGCGGAATATCGCAAGCTGGGAAATCGTTTGCTACTCCACTTACAATTCCTGTTCCTGTTTGTGTTGAAGTAAAGAACGAGGGGCTTTTGACACTGCCTGTGTTGATCACAGCCCCTGAGAATGTTGGTGCTGCTGACAAGACATTGTTGCCTGTGCCTGTGTTGGTCACGCTCACCACGTTTTTACTAGCATCTAGCGCCAATGCAGTTGAAGCTGTTAATCCGCTAATATTCACCGCAGAAGCGGCAATTGAACGGCCTGCTGTCAAATCACTGACTGCCACTTTTACGGTTGCGCCGCCTTGAACAATAGGCAGAACTTCTGTACCGGCAAGGGGGGTTGTTGCGCCAGTTAGCGCGGAAATCTTTTTATCTGCCATGATGATTCCTTATCAGTTGTACAAAATTTCAATTAAAGAAGTAAGCGGCGGCGCTTCGGAGAACGTCAATGTTGCTCCTGAAACAGAATATGAATTTCTATTCTGGTACACACCATTGATGAAGACAGCAGTCACATTGCCTAAAACCGCAAACCCAACTGTTGATCCGTTTCCTGTGTAATTTGTTACATCAAATGCGCCAATACCAAAAATATTGTCGTATGTTGCAATCAAAACATCGGTTGCATCTTTTAAAACAAACTTGTATGAAACTGGCAAAATCCAAATTTCACCGCCGTCAGGTACGCGGCCAGCTGCGTCTAAAACAACAGGGTTAGTGCGAGCAACATTTCCTGCATTAGTTGTGTAACTAGCTAAAGGAGTTGTTGTGCCAGCCGCATAGGTGTACAGCTTACCGCCGGTCAGTACTGCGCCGGTGTTGGTAAAAAACTGGGCCGCAGCGCCGCCTACTGGGGATAAAAATACGGCCATGTTAAGGCTCCAAAAGAATCAAGCCACCGTCCTCTTGGACGAGATTGTCACTAGACTCGGTGAGAAGATTGCCCACCGAAGCACCGCTGTCTCGCGTGCCTGTAATCAACGTGACAATGCCGCCAAGGCCAAGACCCAGAGCATTGCGAAGGGCGACACCGAAGCTCATTACTGCTTATTGATTGGTTTGCAGTACACCACGCCGTCATCCGAAATACGGATGGCGCTGACTCGGAAAGGAGCGCCAGTGCCCATGGGCAAATAGAACGGAATCGGTGTGTATGCGGGGATCGGGGTGCTGGCAGTCGTGGCCACAGCACCTGGGCCAACTTCCACATAACAAGGAGTTGTAGACCAGATCACCACGCCTTCGGGGCCGGGATTCCAGTCAGTAGTGTTACCCGCAGAGGCGGTGTAAGCAACAGTGCGACCGGGGAAGTCGGCTTGTGATAGTGGGTTGAGAAGTTCCATGATGATCCTTACGCCAAGAATTTCAATTTGTACAAAGTCCGAAGATATATCTCAACGATATTATCTATCAATTGTTGCATTGTTGAATCAGATTTATCACACACATCGTAACGGGCGGCTTCAATTTCAGCAAGTGAGTCCTGCAAGAATTCAGTGATGTTAGCCGTCTTCTTGGCCGAATTCAAGGTAATTGGGCCAATTAGACCATACCGGCCTTGGTAGGTTTCGGCAAAGTCATCAGCCGCACCAATAATGCGGTTGTAAAAGATGTTAAGCGCTTCGTGCTTGCTAAAGCTGCGTGTGTTCAGATGCACGGAATGTGCAACATCCCGCGCCAAGAACAGCAAGCCTAAAAATTCATTTGCTTTCATTGTGGCATTCCTTGTGGAGGCATCATTTGTTCAGGTGGCATCATTTCCATAGGCATGGATTCCTCACGCATCTCAGGCATCTGGTTCATCATGCTCTGCGACTCCATGGCCGCAGCAACAACACCCATGGCAATGTCTTGGATTTGTTCTTCAGTCATACCGGCCTGCACAGCGGCAATTCGCTTGGTTTCGGCATCGTATGCTTTGATCTGGGCCTCAAAGTCTTTGCGCTCCAAGTCCTGCATCTCGATTGATTTGCCGACATTCTGGATCATCTGGTACATCTGCTCCATCTCAGCGCCCATGGCCTGAATCTGTTGCTGCGCTGCCTGCAAGGCTGGGTCTTCGTCACCATCTTCCAAAAACTTGGGATCAATCGTTTTGGCAAAACGCTTAGACATTTCCTGTGCGCCAGGCCAGTCCATGTTCTTAACAAACAAGTCGCCAGCCACAGACCACAGTTGGGGATTACCCTGTAACAACTGAGCCATCGCTTCCAATGCCTCTTGGCGCTTGGTTGCATAGCCTGGGCCAGTTGTAGCCACCACATCGTACTTGCCAACACCAGGGTTGTAGATTTTCTCAATCACAATACCCTGCTCATTGACGATCTTGTTGACGGGTTGCGGCTGATCAGGATTGATCTTGACCATCTTAGTCTCGCCATCTTCACCAATGATGCGCGCAATGCGCTGTGTGTCGTAAATCTTGGGAATCAAATCCACCAACTGACGGGCCACATGGCGCACGGCACGGGTCAGGTTATCCCCGTAATGGAAAGTACCTACATCACCCTCACGCTGGCGGGCCAGAATGGCTTTACCAGAGCGTTCGTTTGAACCCATGCCAAGAGAAGCGTTATATTGGCCAGTTGTGGACTTAATGTCCTCAGATGCGCCTGCTTTGGCCTGCAATAGCCCGCTGGAGGCCATTGGTGGCTGTGCCCGCTGGGGTAGTGGCAAGACTGCGCCTTGGCCGTCTGTAACGTCAGGATTGACCTCAAGGTAAGGCCAGTTGTTTGTGTTGGCAGTCTTCCACTTATCCTCGTAGCCCTCGAACTGGCCACCATAGCCAATAAACGGAGCCTTGGGAGCCAAAGCCAGCATCTCAGCTTCTTGGCTGACCCAGTAGTTGTACATGCGCTGGGCATCTTTGGCGTTTCGCACAAGGCCAGAAATGTAGATACGGCCATCAACCTCGAACTCGTTGCCGATCACACGGATCACAGGAATCCATTTGCCAGCCCACTCTTTTTGTTCAAGGATTTCGTAGCCGTTGATCTTGCAATACATTACCCGTGGGCGCTCAGATATGCGGCTTTTGATTGGCTTGCCAAACATGTCCTTGAGCATCTTATCTTCAGGCGTGCCTTCAAAGGCCGACTGGTTGCCAGGGTACAAATTCAACTTGGTTTTGTCGTAGTCAATGTAGTAGTAACTGGCAATACGCACAGTGTCTTCATTGAGCCAGTTGCTGATCGACTGATCGCCCACACCAAGGGACTGGAGCGTAGAGATAGGCGCAGCATCTGGGTACTGGCGCTCATATTCTGCTTTTGTGAGGTCTTCGGTGATAAAGCAATACTTGGCATCCGCGCCTGTTGGGTCTTGGATCAAGGGATCCATGTAGACCGAGAAACTGTTGCGAATGCGGCCAATCTTGATGTCTTGATCGAATGTGTTCTCGTCACAGTATTCGGTCATCAGGGTAATGTAGCCTTCGCCGTAGGAAACCTGATTTTCGCAAGCCGTGTCGTATGCCACGTCAGCGTCAGAGATGTACTCAATGTGGCGAATCATGCCGTTGAAAATCTCGGCCACTTCCACGTCAGCGTTGTCATCAACTGGAATGACTTTAGCGCCTGGGCGGTTCTGGCGCATGTCATTCGTCACTTGACGAACGTGCTGCGGCAGTTTGTTGATTGTCAGTGTTGGGCGTGCATTGATTGTCTGACCCTGCACCGCACCGCGAGTGGCCAATACGTCAGCAGGCCATTGCCAGTGGTTGTCAGGTGATCCGGCATAAAAGCGCAGATCGTCAATTTCATCCTCACGACTCTCGGCCAGTGCAGCGACTGCCATGTCCAACCGTGCGCG